CGTCCGATCCGGAAAATATGTCGGCCGATGAGGCAAATATAAGGTGATCGCCGGAGTCGGTCAGCGCCGACATGGCATAGGGCGTTACGCCGGATTCGTAGTAAACGGCTGAGTTTGCGTTAGACATGGTATTGTGCTCCAGTTAGTCAGTGGGGAGGGTATAAGGGTCGCCGGCCAGCGTTGCATAGCTGACGATAAAAACGACGGATGTGGTTGTGTATTCGCTGCCGGATTCCGGGTATTCGGGGGTTGCTGACTGCCGGGTAATGTCGGTCGCCAAGCCGCCGAAGGTTTTATCGACCGTCGGGCCGATCATGGTGGTGATGATTTCCCCGATCAGCTCGTTTGCCGAAGTACTGGGGTTGTCGGTGCCGTGCTGCCAGATGCACTCCAAATTGATGGCAAAGCGGCTGCGTTCGATGCCGTAGATGATTTCTTCGACTTGGTCGGCCCCGTCCCAGACCGAGATAAAGCGCTCTTTAGTTTCGCCGACCGAACGCTGCACGCGCTGGACCGGTAAATTGGATAGCGCTGCCGCGCGGTCGGTAAAGGCGGCAATGATCTGTTCTCTGATGGTCTCGCTCATGATTTTTTAAGGATGCAGGTGGCAAATTGACCGTCGTTGTCGACGATGTCGTCAACGGTGTACTTGATGCCGTCGATGGTAAATTTTGAGCCGTTTTTTAGGCCGGGCGCATCTTGCAGCGCAACGCTGATTTGTTTGCGCTTGGCTGATATATGCGGCTCATTGGAAAAAACCGGTTCGACATCATCGTTAACCATCGCCTTTATTCCGACCGGACCGGACGGGGCGTGATAGGTCACGCTATCACCGAGGGCAGCGGTAAAGGTACTGGCGGGCATTAGGTCGGCGAAGTTCATGCCGTGATGACCAGCTCGTCAGTCGTGCTATCACTGGTCGTATTACCGGCGGCATCTGTCACCGCGGCGGTAACAGGGTAAGTACCGATTGCCAAGGCGTCACCGGACGGAATAACCAGCGTCCAGTCAGTGCCGGACAGCGTTAGATCGGCTCCGCCGGCGGTGTAAGCAACGCTATTGACTACGACAGTCAGCACCTCGCTGGCACCGACAGTAGCGGTGCCGGTAATGGTCGGCGTCGTATTAGAGGTAGTCAGAGCATTGACGGTTGGCGCTGCCGGTGCGGTCGTATCAAGCGTATAGGCTTGGCTGGTAACTGTGCCTTCATTGCCGGCCAAATCGACGACTTTTAGTTTCAGCGTATTGCTCGCCGTTAGTGTAACGGCCCAGGATAGGGATGTGTTAAATACGCTGTCGGTAATATCAGTCCAGGTTGCGCCATTATCCAGTGACCCGTAGGCGCGTTCTGTTGCCGACAGCGCCCCGCTGAGCGTTGCCGTAATGGTTTGCTCGGCGGTTTTGGTAATAAAATCGGTCGAGCTGGAGCCGGTGTCGACGGATAATGCCAACGCGCTGAAGGTGCTGGTCGGCGCAACGGTATCAACTGTTACATTTACCATTGATGAGGCGCTCAAAACAGCGTCAATACCGCCACTTGACAGTGTTGCCCCGTTAAGGTTGATTGTTGCCGTGACGTCGCCATTGTCGCCGGACTGCACAGTGTAATCGGCAAACACCCACTCTGTTGCGGTACTGCTAACCAGGGCTAACGAATGAGCAGTACTGCCGATGTCAATATCGAGTTTGACAGGTCCGCCGGTAACGGCGATGCCGTCGAGCAGCTGAGCCGAAAACGACAACGCTTCGGCTACTTTGTAATAGCCTGGAATAGGGCCATGGATGGCCGCGGGCACTGTCACTTGCTGTACGACTTGCGGATGCCGCCCGGTAAAAATAATGCTCCGGATTCCGCTACCGACCAGTCGCTTTGCCGGAAGCTTAAAATTAGTCACGCCGTCGCCGCCGTAAACATTGCCAATGACGGCAAACAGTTCGGCGTAGTCAGCTACCAATAACAGCTGTCCTTCGCAAACCGCCCAGCCGGTCGGCGCGGATGAGCTGCTATAATCGCTGATTTCTCCTATATTGGCACTAATAGCAATCTCTGCACCGCTCGAGTCCATAAAGCACCAGCCGCCGTTTTTAGGGTACAGAATGCTTCTATCGGCCGCCGGTGGCGTCGGCGTTCCGGATTCTTTTTTTGCGTTATAAATGCTCATAGGACGTACAAGACTCCGTCATTGTTGATAGTGCCTGAGTTGTTAATCTGGGTTGCAATGATTAACTGATAGTGCTCGGGTATGGTTACGATTTCATCGGCGGCTATAGTGTCGCAAACCATCGGCCACTTGGACGTCGGAGCGTCAATCGTATCGCCGGACGGTAGTTGTTGTACCTGACCATCGATAACGACAAGTGGCTTTCTGACTGGCATTTTTTACGACAGCAATACGCCGCCGCGGTCGGTGTCGATTTCAAGCTCCGTCGTTGACAACGCCAAGCCGACTTTCATCACGTATTGCCCGGCTCCGGTCGGCGCAGTTGTCGTTAATTGCCCAGCTGTCGTCGACAAAAAGTAAGTCGAGCCTGCCGTCAAACCACCCGTGCCGCCGGTGACTGCGTCCCATTCGGTGGTGGTCGCGACAATCACCCCATCTGTCTGGATAAATCCGGAACCTGCTGCTGCAATTGATGCGTCTTTAACCAAACCCAGGACCTTGCAGGTTCCGGCAGCACCGGCTCCGGCTTTATTGACGCTACCTGACGCCGATACATAAACAGGTGTGCCGATGACTAGCGATCCGGCATTGGCATTGGTCATCGATACGACATCGACCTCTGAGGCCGCCGCCGCTATTGTGTCGCCCGATGGGAGTTGTTGAACTTGACCATTAATGATTACAAGAGGTTTTTGTGCCGCCATGATAGTGTTCCTTATTCAGATTTTTGGTTGGGTTTAGTTGGTAGTTCCTGTTTTTCTATAACTGCTGTTTTTTCATCGGCAGCGATAACAGGATCTGGTTTTATTTCCGGCGCTTGAGTATGAGCCGGTTTATTTCTTAGATCGTTAGGAGGCTGCTTATAGATGCCTTTTCTGTGTTCTGTCATTGGACGTTCCTGTTTAATTTAAAAGTATCGGCTCTTCGATTCTGACCACAAATAAGGCGCTAGTGATCGCCTGCCCTACCCTGATAACAAACCCCGCTGTAGGTGCTGTCGACGTAATAACCCCGTCGCCTAAAAAATAAGGTGCGCCAGGTGTAAGGCCGTTTAAAACAATTTGCCCGCCGATCCCTGCACTCCCTAAGTTGGTTATCGCCGCATCAGCGGACAGCAGGCCGACGACGTTAAAATTGACGACGTTATCAGCTAAATAAAATTTGTTGTTAATCACACAGATCGGAGCGCCTTTTTGCAGCGTCTCGCCCATCTCCAACTGCAAAGTGTTTGTTGCCGATCCTGTCCCTCCAGATACTCCTTCCGGTCCCTGCACACCCGCGGCGATAACAACTTTAGCCGCAGGCGTCGCGGAAACCGTTACTGCGGCCGGGTCGGCGATCACAACATGATTATTGCCGTCGCTGATAATCATCGGGTTGTCTCGTTGTCCGGGGTTAAAGTGCCTTTGATAAATGGATACACCGCCCCGCTTGGGCCGATCAGCTCAATATCAAACGTTGCACTGGCCCAATCAATCGCGGCCGTTGTTGTCGCCGAGACGTTGACTTGGACGCCGTAAGCGCCGGTTACGTTGACGCCATCTTCCGGTGAGCAATCACCGGTTACGATAGCCAAGCCGCTGTTTTCGGTGTTCAAGTCAAACCCAGACAAGACCGTGGCGGCATTAACCGTTGCTCTGGCTTGCATCCGAGCCGTCCACCCTGTTATGTTGATGACGGAGTAATCGGGTGCCAGGTAATAAAAGATCGGCGCAAAGGTTTTGCCTTTGTCGAATTTGACAACAATACTAGGCGCTCTTAGGTCTAGTGTTTTTGCGGCCATTACGATTCGACAGCTATATGCTGCTTGCCAATGTCGCAATCTCCGCACTGCTTACGCCGACGCTCAAATGCATCTAACTGCTCTTTCATCAGATTGATGGTGTTATGCAGTTTTGACACCTTATCGAGCAAGTCCAGATTAGTTTCGCGGAGCTTCAGATTATCGTTATGGCTCTGCTCAAGCTCTTTTAGCACTCGCCCAAAACTCAACGATATGCGCTCAAGTTCCGCTTGCAGATTGGCGATGATGGCAGTTTGCGCTACGGCTGCCGCTACGCTGGTGTCGTCAACCGCAGTCTTGACTTTTTCGCTGCTCAAAAAGCGCTTCAGCCATAGCGATAAGCCCAAGATGCCTACAACGGAGCCACCAACACCTTCAGGAGTAACGCCAGGGATTTCCATTGTTCCGCCTTATCCAATACTTAAGCGATGGTTGAGTGCATCAGCACCCAAGCGGTACCGGTTAACACAAACTGCGCCAGGTCGTTTGCGGCATCAATCGTCGCAAAGGTTGCGCCACCGGCAATGGTTTCGCTGGCTGCCGGGTCAAGCGTTACAGCCTGAGCATCGGCTGATGTTTTTCGCACAAACAGCTTTGACCCCGGAGGAATAGCGGCCACGCTCGGAAGATTGACTGTTTGGGCGGCGGTATTCGGCGCGAATAAAATCAAGTCGCCGCCGCCAAAATCTCCGACATTGAGCGTTTGCGCACCGGTTGCGGACAACGTTAATGCCCGCGGACCCTCCTCATTAAATTCCTCAAGGTCAACCAGTACGGTTGCCGTTGCAGCCAACTCGGCTTGATCGGCATAGCCGATAAAATACGCATTGATCGCCGGGGCGTTGATGACTTCTGTTGCAGCTGCATCCCACCAGAGCTTTTGCCCTTGCACGACCGCATCACTGGTGTTTTTAGGTAATAAGAAAATGCCTTCTTTTGCAACCGATCCAGTGCCAGTGGTTGCAATACCAACCAAGGCAATGCCCATTTGTTGATTACCGATAACGACCGGATCGCCGCTTAAAACGGCGGCTCCGGTACCATTTGCCCAGTCGACTACATCGCCGGGTTTGATATAATTTTTAGCCATGTTGACTATCCTTTAATTTGTAGGTTGATAATGGCGGGGTTTAAGCGCCTGCGTTTTTGTAAGCGCCCTCAAAACCTATGGCACCGATTGCCGACGGATGCTCTACCCGGTAGCTTAGGCCTGCGGTGCTAAAGTCTTCTTCCATCGCCAGGACCGGCTCGGATTGACCATCCAGAAATGCAACTTCAATAACCGGAGCAACGGCAGGGTCGGCGAACAGATACCACTCATTGCCATCAATACGCGGAGTATCAACAACGTCGCGCACCATGCCTCTGATCTTGTTGGGCCGCTCCAACTTGTTAGATGCATCGGGATCATATTTGGCATCGATCAGCACACGCACTTCTTCGGCGTCATCGATACTACCCAGCCAAATTGCCGGGCGGATGTCTAAAAATTCCTTATCGCTCAGGTCTTTTTGTTTCATCATTGCCGACTTCCCGGCCGATAATGCCGCAACAGATGGCCCGGCCCCAGTGCCCGCGAGGTTTTTATGGGTCTCGTGGAATAATGCCACGCCATCTTTTAGCGCCGGGTTAGAGGCCAGCAGCGCATAGACGCGATTTTCAATGGTGCGCTTTGCGGCGCGGCCCATCATTGTTGTGATGTCGCTGATAAAGCCGATGTCGTCATTGATGATGATTTCCGGCGTAATCTTGATGATGCCGCCGCGACGTTTGGCCTGAATTCCCTCCTTTGCGGCGTCTGGAATGGTCATATTTTTGTATTCCCCCGCTTCGTTGACATCCTCTATATCGCCAATTGATCCGGTGCGCAAACGTAGCCACTCGCGGAAATCAGAGACGGTGCCCTGTTTGCAAAAGCGCGTCCAGGTATCGGGAGTAATGTCGTAAGCGGTTAACACCATTTTATGCATGACGTTTTCCAGCAATACCGGTAGGTCGCTGGTGGTTTGTCCGTATGCGGCCGGGCGCATTGACAGCGCGGATTTGACCAGCTGGATGCGGTCCATGCCTTTAATATTCCGGCCGGATAATTCAAGACTTGCTTTGGCAATATCTTCCAGACGATGACGGCGATATTCGTTTTGTGGATCGTGCTTTTCGACGCCGCAGCGGGCCATGATCGCTTGGCCTACGCCCTTAGCAAATTTCTCATGATCGCTTTCGCCGTTTTCAATGCGTGATACAAATCCACCGGCAGAGGGTTCAATGCCTTCGCCGAGCTTTGCCATTAACTTATCGGCAGCCGCTTGAGGGCTGATTTTGTGGTCATCAAGGCATTGATTCATGATCTCATCAACGCCGGCCATCTTGGCAAAGGGTTTAAATCGTGCGCGGATGTCGCCGCGGCGCTGGACGTCTTCGGCCAAGGCTTGAGCCTTGATGTCTTCGGGGCTTTGGGCAGCTGGGGCTGGGGCTGGGGCGGCTGGTGGGTTAACGGTCGCCGCCGGTGCGTTTTCGCCTGGTTTTGGCATGGTGCTCTCCTGTTTTGGAGGTTTATTAAAAATTCCGGCGGCTGCCGGGATGGTTTTGAAGCGGTTTAAATTAAATTGCGCGGCAATGGGCAAGGCATCAACTACGGTATCGATCAGGTTTTCGGCTTGCGCTTCGGCAGCGGTAAACCAGTGATCTTCGCCGTCAGTTAACCAGGACATGACTTCATCCTGACTTTTTCCGGTTTTGTTGGCGTAGCTGGTTGCCATTGCTGCCGCAAAGGTATCCAGGACATCGGCGGCTTTGCGCATGTCGTTGGCATTGCCTTCAGTCCATGACCACGGCGCATGGATCATCATTAGCGCGTTTTCGGCCATTTCGACACTGTCGCCAGCCATGGTAATTAATGAGGCGATGCTGACCGCAACGCCGTCGACAGCTATAGTGACACGGGCTTTATGGCGCTTGAGTGCGTTGTAAATAGCGATGCCGTCGGATACTGAGCCGCCGTAACTGTTGATACGGACGGTCAGTGTTTCGACGCCGAGCGCGGCAATATCCTGGACAAATTTTTTAGCGGTAATGGATTCGTCATTCCACCAGCTCTCGCCGATGTCGCCATAAATATTGATTTCGGCGGCTTTTTCACCTTTGGCTTTTATTGCATACCACTGATTAGCCATTTGCTGCTCCTGGGTTATCGGCGGCAGCAACTGCCCCCGGTTGTTTGTCGTTAGCCGGATCGCTGGAGCTGATTAGTTCCGCGTCTCTGAGTTGCCGACGCCAGCGCTTTTCCTGCTCCAGTACGTCGCGTGGGTTGCCGCCGCGTTTACGGATAATTTCGGGGCCGGTGATGTAAAGTGAGCGCTCGCCTTCAGTGTTGCCTTTGACTTCTTTTAATGGGTCTATCCACGGCATGGAGGGGCCGATAAATAAGGCGTCGGCCAGCGTCAGCGGATCGACGTCGACAGGGATTTTTATTTGTCCGGATAACATCGCCATCGATACAAAAGTTTCCCAGTTTGGCTGGGACAGTCCATTGATAAATGCCGATGTTAAGATGCTGTAATTAACCCAACCCTCAATGAGTTCTTGGCGCTGGCTGGAGTAGCTGCCGTCGTAATCGCGGGCGATGGTTGAGTAATTAACACCGGCACCGGCAGCAACGGCACGGAGCTGACCGTTACGCCAGTTGTAGGCGTTTGGGTTTGGCCGGTTGGTGTCGATCATGCCGATCTCTTCGCCTTCAGCGAGATCATCAAAGACCATGCCGGGCGAAAATCTTAATGTGCGCGGCTGTCCATTAGGGTCGGCTTGGTAACCATCGGGCTGGCCTTTTTTGATGTAAGCGGCCATCGATGCGGCAATCTTGGCGGCAATGCGCTCGGACTCCTCGTAATCTTTGATGTCATCCAAGCGGGTCATGACGGTGGCAAAGATCGACACGCCGCGCATTTGGCTTAGGCGATCACGCATGCGCAAATGATTGATTAAATCTGCGCTGACCGGGATTAAATCCAGGGCTTTAGCGGTAAATACGTTGTAGTCGCCGGGATGATTGCGGTACAGGTGATAAATTTTAGGCTGGCCCCAGCCGTTGCGCTGGATGCCCTGCACGATGTTTTTGGCCGGATCGTCATAGATCAGCGGCAGCATGTCCGGCTCCAGCATTTCTAACGTAAACGGTACGGCGGTGCCGTGATCCAGATAAGGCACTGTGCCGAGCAGGTTTTTTGTCAGCACTTCGCCGTCACGTAGCCATGTGCGGCACAATAGGCGCTCCATGCCGGCGAGGTTTTCGGTAAAGGTGCATTCGGGTTTTTTTGCCCAGTCTTTGTGCAGGCGTAACAGCTGGTCGGCTAGATCGTCGTGGATCTCTCCGGTAAAGGTGCGCGGCTGCGGCTCGATGCCGATGCCGTTGGCGCCGATGGTGTTATTGACCAGGGCGTTTAAAACGCCTTTAGCTAGATCGTGGTTAGCGTCTAAAAAACGGGCTTGGTTGCGTAGATTGGGACCGGCCTGAGCAACCCAGCGGTCGCCGCTGCCGGAGTCCCGGCTTTGTTTGCGGAGTGTGGTCGGTTTTGCGGCTTCGTAAGCGGCCATCGCGGTTAATGCACGGCGGGCTTGCATCCGGCGTAGGGCTTTTTCCGGGGATATGGAGGCAATGACCGAGTCCAGGATATTCATTAGCTAAAATCCGGGGTTTGGTAGCGCGGCGATGTGCCGCCGCGTGCGATTCTTTGTTCAGCGGCAACGCGGCGCTCCCACTCTTTGCGGCCGTTTTGCACTTCGATTAGATTGGCTCGGGTTAATTGGCGCTCACCAAAGCGCACGATTTGGCCGTCCAGGATGGCGGCTTCGGCGGCGGTGTATTTTGCGAGCATTTCAGCTGATGTAGTCATGGTTAGATTACATCAGTTTGTTTGTGTCAAGTATTCCCAAAACGTGACAATATTTTTTAGGTGGTGTCTATCCGTTCGATTACCTATGCGCTTAGCCGGACTGGGCATACTGCCCCATCGGAAAAATATTCTTTTTTACATTTAGCGCTTGACGTATGCGCTCAATGAGCGTATTATTTATTACCAATGGAGCAGCAAAGCTCCAGGCGATTGTGGGAGAGTAATAAAGTTTCATACTAAGTATTAAAGTATCATACTGAGTAATAAAGTTGCATACTGAAGCTGTGGGAGAGTAATAAAGTTCAATACCAAGTATTAAAGAATCATACTAAGTAATAGAGTTTCATACTGAACACCCTCCGGATCCAACATAGACATTGATCGCTATGTTGGCCACATCTCACCTTTCAGCGCTGTATCCTTGACAACATAGACGGCGCTGTCTATGCTGCAGCATAGTTAAATTCAACTAGGGTGGACGGTCATGGGTTATTTGGGTTCCAAGGCGGGGAGTGGCGCTTACCAGGCGATTATCGCCAGTATGCCGCCACATGATGTTTACATCGAGGCGTTTCTGGGTTCCGGTGCGGTGATTCGCAGGAAACCGGCGGCTATCCGATCCATTGGCATCGATCTGGATCTGCCGTTGTTGGATTCTTCTCTTTATCCGGACGTTGAACTGTACTGCACGGATGCACCTGGTTACATAGACAGTTTCGACTATGCTGGATCCGGACGTGTGTTAATTTATGCCGACCCTCCTTATTTATTGCAAACTCGAACATCGAGCGCCCGATATAAACACGATTTCACCGAAGCCGACCATGTACGGCTTATCGAAGTGTTAAAACGGGTTCCCGCCGACGTGATCCTCAGCGGATACCCCTCAGCTTTGTACAACGATCTGCTATCAGACTGGCGGACATTCCAGTTCCAGGTCATGACGCGCGGCGGAGTGCGAACGGAACAACTCTGGTTCAACTTTGCGCCCAACGCGGCCTATTGGTCGAGCTATGCGGGTAAGGATTTTACCGACCGGCAACGCATTAAACGCAAAGCGAAACGGTGGGCTGATAACTATGCCGAACTTCATCCGGATGAGCGCCAGGCTGTCCTGGCCGCGATCCTTGCTTCCGGTACCGCATAGCTATTTCTGTCTATATCTGCCGGTAGCTATCGAGCATAGTTAATCTTGTCTATGCGATATCGCCGGACTGGTGGCCAACATAGCGATCAATGTCTATGTTGGATCCGGAGGGTGTTCAGTATGAAACTTTATTACTCGAATTTAATAGGCCTACGCCATTTAGATCGGTTTCAGTATGAATCTTTATTTTTCAGGAGCCGATTTTATCAACGGAAAAATGAGGCTTTCAGCGTGTTTCAGTATGAAACTTTATTACTCGCCTACA